CGGCTACTTGATAAACTTCCCTGTTAAGGCGGGGGATCTGGGGTGGATAGAGGCCAGCGACCGCGACATCTCGCTCGCTATGCAGGGACTCAAGGAAGCGCAACCGAACACCGTGCGCCTGCACTCTTTCGAGGACGGCCGATTTATTCCCGATATTTTTAATACCTACACGATCGCCGGAGACGTGGGCGCCGACGATATGGTCATCCAAAATTTAGACGGTACGGTCCGCATAATCGTAGGGCCCGATCGCGTGCGCGCCGTACACCCGACGCGCATTGAGTTAGAAGCGCCGACCGTCCTCGTAACGGGGAACCTTGAAGTGACGGGCACAAGCCTTTTAACTGGCTATGTTACGGCGACCGCCGGCGCAGAAATCGCCGGTATTGACTTCGAGACTCATACGCATAGCGGCGTCGACCCAGGCGCCGGCAACTCAGGACCCCCGAACCCATGACGACCCGGACAATCGAAACCACCACCGCGAACGATATCGCGCTCGACGTAAACGGCAACGTGTCTATTGTGACCGGCCTCGCCGCCGTGATTGGAAATTGCAAGACGGCCATGCAAGCGCAACGCGGCGAAATGCAGTACGCCGTCAACACCGGGATGCCGACGCTCGCGACCGCTTGGGACAACTACAACCCGATACAATTCGAGGCGGCCGCGCGGACGATATTAAAAGCCGTGCCCGGCGTGATCGAGGTCGAGTCGTTCAGTACCTCGCGCACCGGCTCGACGTTGCGATATACTGCCGGCATACGCACAATTTACGGACGAGGGGCGGTTAATGGGTAACTACCAGTTCATCACCGAGACCGGCGTAATCGTACCCGATACGGCGGACCTGTTGCTCGAGGTCCAGACCGAATGGAAAGCCGCCCTCGGCGCCGACTTGCAGGTTACGAGCGACACGCCGCAAGGCGTCATGATCGCCGGCGAGACCTCCGCGCGCGCGGCCGTTGCCGCCAATAATGCGCAGCTCGCAAACCAGATCAATCCGAACCTCGCCGGCGGCGTCTTTCTCGATGCGATATGCGCCCTACTGGGCCTCGAGCGCGCAATCGCCACGCGTACCCTCGTTCGCGACGTAACGGTCGCCGGGCAACCGTCGACCAACGTCCCCGCCGGCACGCGTGCGGCGACGGCAGCGGGCGACCTGTTCGAGACCGTCGGCGGGGTCGTGCTTGACGCCGGCGGAAACGGCTCGGTAAATTTTCAGTCTGTCGAGTTCGGCCCGATCCCTTGCGCCGCGGCCGCTTTGAACGTCGTTATCGACTCGGTCCTCGGCTGGGAAACCGTGACGAACCCGACCGAGGGCGTACTCGGTACGGCGGAGCAGTCCGACGAGTCTCTCCGTGACCTGCGCCGGCGCACGCTTGCGCGGCAAGGGATATCCGTAAATGAGGCGATTACCTCCGACGTGCAGGCGGTCGAGGGCGTCAAGTCGATGCAGTACCGCGAGAACATCGCGCCGACGACGCAAGTTATCGACGGCATATCACTCGTCGCGCATAGCGTTTGGGCGTGCGTTGACGGGGGCAGCGACGAGGACGTCGCGCTCGCTCTGCTACAAAACAAAACATGCGGCGCAGCGTGGAACGGCTCCGAGTCGGTCCCGGTCGTCGACGAATACAGCGGCCAAACTTACACCGTGCTATTTGACCGCCCGACGAACGTACCCATGCTTATCCGCGTTACGGTACGCGTCGGCAACTACCTCGGCGACCCGCAAGCGGACGTTAAGGCCGCCGTTCTGGCTTACGCCGAGGGCGAGATTCCAGGCGAGCGCGGGTTTGTAGTCGGCGCGAGCGTGTCACCGTTCGAGATCGCCGGCGGCGTGTCGTACTTTGCGCCGGGCCTGTTCGTGACGCTTGTCGAGGTCGCTACCGTTGCGGGGGCCGTCTACCAGTCGACCGAGTACGCGCTCGCGCTCGACGAGGTAGCGAGCACGGCGTCCGGGTACATTACGGTCGTGACCGTGTGAGTACCATTCAGTCGCTCGAGTTTAGCGTTGACATCCTCCGGGCGTTGCTCTGGCAGTACAACAACGCGCCGAGGCTGGAGTCGATACTCACGCAGAAACAAGCCTGGTACGATGACAATCAGTCGGCATTCTGGACCGATTGGACGCGCGACGTGTTCGACCTTCGCACCGCGAACGCGTTCGGTCTCAAGGTTTGGGCGATCATCCTCGGCTTACCGCTTACCGTGTCGGTCGGTCCTACGCCTACGACGGCGCCCGCTTGGGCGTTTGGCGTACTGCGCCAAAACTTTGGGCGGGGCAATTTTGGCCGGGGCGGCTCGGGGTCCATCAGCTTAACGCTAGAGCAGCAGCGCCTAATCCTGCGCCTGCGTTACTTCCAGCTCGTCGGGCGCTGCAACGTACCAGAAATAAATAAATTCATGATTGCCGTTTTTGGCAACCTCGGGCCCGTCACGGTAAACGACAATCTCGACATGACTATGTCCTACACGTTCGGCTTCGCGATCGATTCACAACTTGCGTTTGTGTTGCGCAATTTTGACTTATTGCCGCGCCCTTCGACGGTCGGGATAGATTACGACGTGTTCGCGTACCCCGTTTTCGGCTTTGGGGTCTATAATCTTAACTTCAATAATGGTAATTTCCCCTCTAGCTCTTTCGGGTAGGCCCTGACTATGACGACTAAATACTTTATCGAGCCCTTTGCCAACGCTGGCGACAAGCTCGACATACCCCAAGCGATTCAGCCGTCCGGCTCTGTGAGTTATAACCAGGGCTATGGCCCCGACTATGAGCTCGAGATCGGCGTCGACCCCGACGCGAAACCGATCGAACGCGACGAAATGAACGGCTTGCTTTACGAGATAACGAACGCGATCGGCATGGTCCAGCGTTGGGGCTTCCCCGACTTCATTACCACCGCAATGAACGGCGGCGCTCCATTTTCGTACGGCATTGGCGCAGCGGTCGTATTCGCGTTCGCCGCCACGCCTACCGACTTTAAGGTATACGTGTCAATCGCCGCGGCGAACACGACAAGCCCCGAAAGCGACCCGACGAAATGGCAGCAGCTCGGCAGTTCCGCCGGCTTGCCTACCGCCTCGACAACTATCGCCGGCATTACCCGTTACGCCACGAACCCCGAGGCCGCCGCACGCTCCGCAACCGACCGCGCCGTCGTAGCGTCCAATCTCGCGCTATACGCGCAGCTCGCCGGCGACGCCTTTACGGGTCCCGTCACTGGCGTATCGTTCGACACGCCTTCGGATATCTCGCTCAAAGACAACGTACGGCCTTACGAGGGGCCGACCGACGGCGAGCTATATCTCGTGTCGTGGACCTGGAACGAAAACGCGCCGGGCGACTTGCCGGGCACGGACGACTCGGGCGTCGTCGCCCAAGACGTCGAGAGGATTTTCCCCTCGTGCGTATCGCGCGACAAAAACGGCATCCTGCACGTGAATTACGGCAAGCTCGCCGTTCACTTGCAACTACGCAACGCGCGCCGGGGAGCCTAACCCATGCCGTCCGACTTCGTAGCGAATGGCGTCGACCTCGACGATATTTTTGCGCCGTACGTATCGGGCACGAAAGCCGACTTGACGTACTTAACGGTCGGCGGCGTCGACCTAAAGGACCGGTATCAAAAATACACGGCGGGCGCAAAAGCCGCCGTGACGTATTTTACCGACACCGGCGTCGACCTAAAGGACATATTCGCCCCGATCGGTTTCGGCGACTTGGCGCTCGACGTTGATCCGAACCCGATATACGGGTACGACGGCACCGACGGCCCCGGCTCAGTAAGTGCCGGCGGCACGGCGACCGCTACAGGCGGCACTGGGCCGTATACCTACGCTTGGACGTACGTCTCCGGCAGCGCGGCGATTACGATCGATAACGCCGCGGTCGCGTCCCCGATATTCACATTCACCGCCGCCGGGCTCGCAGGGATCCGCTTCGCGACTTGGCGCTGCACTGTGACCGACGCCCTTGCGGCGACCGCGTACGTTGACGTGCCTATCTCGCTACAACGTGGGGGAGAGCCGCCATAATGTTAACCGAATATTCAGGCATTATCGACTTCGCGATCGGGGTCTGCACGCTTGGCGCGATCCTTTGGGGGTACGCCAAATTCGCGCACAAGCGCGTCTCCGCCTGGTGGGCCCCGTGGTCCGAAGCGTTTAAGGCCGTCGCGCAACTGCCCGTCGCCCTAACGGCTTTCTCCGGCGCTCAAGGGCAGATTGATCGCATCGCTAAGCAAGTCGCGACCGACGACGGCAGCTCGATCGCCGAGGCCCTCAAGACCTTGCGCGCCGGGCAGTTTGAAAGCCACGGTATGCAAAATAATCTATCGGCCCGCCTTGAAGCCGTGGCCGCGCAGGTAACGCGCTTATCGGCGAATCAGCGAGTACGGCAAGACTCCGACCCCAAGTGCGCAGTTTTTGAGTGCCACGCCGACGGTCGTACCGAGCTTGTCAATAAAACGTACCTACGCTGGACCGGCCTGCGCGAGAGCGAGGTCGTCGGGCTTGGGTGGCTTAACGCCGTACATATTGACGACCAACGCCGCGTGCGCGCCGAGTGGCACCTTGCCGTCGAGGAGAGCCGAACCTGTTCGATGCGCTTCCGCATGGTCTCTAGCGGCGGCGATTCTTTTCTCGTCGAGTCTACCGCCACCCCTATCCCCGAGGGCCAAGCGCCGCCGGATAGATGGATCGGCATCATTTTCAGGATTGACGCGTGAACGCGCCGGCCAAGCCGAAGAGCAACGCGCCCGCCGGCGTCCGCGCCGCGGCGATCGCCGCCGCTATCGTGGCGAGCCTGTTCGTTTGGGAGAGCAGCAACAAGCGCCCGCTTAAACCGTACCGCGATATCGTGGGGGTCTTGACCGTCTGCAATGGCATCACCGGCTCGCGCGTTATTGAGGGCAAGACATACACGGAGGCCGAGTGCGATGCGCTCGAGGCTGATTACGTCGCCCGCATGGTGTCGCGCATGGGCGAGTGCGTTACCGTCCCCCTTAAGGATGGCGAGTGGGTCGCGTACGGGCATTGGGCATACAATGTCGGCACGTCGGCGTTTTGTAACTCGTCGCTCGTGCGCAAATTGAACGCCGGCGATCACGCTGGCGCATGTCGCGGTATGGCAGCGTGGACGTGGGTCACTAAAAACGGTAAAAAGGTTAATTGCCGAGATCCTGCGAACCGTTGCGGGGGGCTTCCCGCCCGCCGTGACTATGAGGTCAAAATGTGCCTGGAGGCCCTGTAATGTCAATCGCGGCGATCGAATACAAGCGAGGCACATACTTTTCGTTTTTGGGCACGACTCGCGACCCTCGCACGAAGCTCGTCGTACCGTTGCCTGTAGGAACGACGTTGCAAGCGCAGCTCCGCAAATTTGTCGCGGGGCGTCCCGTCATGGGCGCCGACGGCCTCGTCGCGCAACTCGACGGCGTCATCATTAGCGCCGCGCTCGGGCAGTACCGCATATCGGCCGACCAAACGGCCGCCGGCGCGTGGCCCCTCGGCGCGACATGTACCGACCTCGTTTTCGTTTACCCCACCGGCGAGCGCGTTCCAACTAAAGGATACGTTCGGATCGACATCGTCGAAAGCGCGACGCAGGCGCCCGCGCCATGACCACCCCCTCGTTCGAAGCGGTACTCGTCCCCGAGATAACGTTCGGGATCCCGTTATCGACGACCGACCCCGCCGGCTCGCTCGAGGCCGAGCTAAACCTCGCCCTCGTAGGGGCTACCGGCCCGGGCGTTCCCGACGGCGGCACGACGGGGCAAATTCTCGCCAAGACGTCCGACGCCGACCAGGCGACCGGCTGGGTCGACCCCGACACCGGCGCCGGTACCGTGACAAGCGTTAACGCCGTGCTCCCTGATATCGCCGGAAATGTCGAATTGACGCCCGGCGACATAGGCGCGCAACCGGCGGGCGACTACCTAGTAAACACGGCGACCGGCGCCTACTCAGTAAGCGCGGGGGCGGGCAGTAACGCCAGCGGCGACCGCTCGGCCGCGCTTGGCGGCTTTGCCATTGCCGCGGGCGCCGACTCGGTCGCGATCGGCGACGGCGCAGACGCGACGGCGGACAACTCTATCGCTATCGGCGCGCAATCCGAGGCGGCGGAGCGTAGTATGGCGGTTGGGTTTGCATCGACGGCGACCGCGTTGGAAGCGACCGCGCTCGGGGCCTATTCGCTGGCAACCGGCACGTATTCGACGGCCCTCGGTCGAGGGGCTACCGCGACCGCAGCATACTCGACGGCCCTCGGCTACGGCGCGACCTCGGCGTATACTAACTCGGTCGCGCTCGGCAACGGCTCAAATAATACGCGCGAAAACGAGGTAAGCGTCGGCACTGGAGACGCCTCGCGACTCGTGGCAAACGTGGCCGCCGGCCTATTGCCGAGCGACGCGACCAATCTCGGGCAAGTCGAGGGACTGATATCCGCGGCCCCGTTCGGCTCAGTAAACAGCGTGAACGGCGTCGCGCCGGACCTCGCCGGAGACGTGTCCCTCGTGCCGGGGGATATCGGCGCGGAGGTCGCAGGCGCAGCGGCGGCGGCGGTCGTCGCCCACGTAGCGCAGGCCGACCCCCATACGCAGTACCTCCTCGACTCGCAAGCTACGGCGGCGGGCCTCGCGGTCCTCGGCGCAGCGAGCGCAACGGCGCAAACGGCCCTCTTTAACACGTTCACGGCGGCAGCGAAGGGCCTTGTCCCCGCGCCAGTCACGCTAGCCAATAAATATCTGCGGGACGACGGCACCTGGCAGACGGTCGCCGCGAGCCCGGGCGGCTCGACAACGCAACTCCAATATAATAACGCGGGCGCATTCGGCGGTATCCCCGGCGCGACCTTTTCAAGCAATACGCTCGCGGTCGTCTCGCAAGCGGCGGCGGCGATCCCCTTTGCCGTGCAAGCCGCGACGAGCCAAACGGGAAATTTGTCTGAATGGCGAAATAGTGTCGGGGCGCTTTGGGCGCGGCTAACGCCTAACAGCACTAACGGGTTTCAGATGTGGTTCAGCGGACACGCTGCCGGCGGTACTGGTCGCGGTTTTACCTTGTCGGCAAATAACGGTACGGGGCAGGCGGTATTTACAACTGACATAAGCGCCGGATTTAATCTTGACAGCATTCTTGTCGGCGCAACCGCCGGGTCTACCGGTATGAACTTAAACAATACCGGAATCAATGCCGGCCGCGACTTAGGCACATCATTCACATTAACTCACGGCACGTATTTTTCGGACGTTGCCGCGCGTAGCGTCACGTTAAATGCTGCGACTGCCTACGCAACTGCGGCGACAAACATAGTCGGCGGTGCGTTCGCTATTAACGGCGGCGCGGGTGCCGCGTCTGCTGGTGGCGCTGCTGCTGGTGGTGCCGTAAACATAACAGGCGGCGTGGGCTATGGTACAGGCAACGGCGGCGCGATTGTAATCCAGGGCGGCGCGGCCTCGGGCTCGGGGGTTCGTGGACGGGTACGCATGCCGACATTGCCAACAAGCAGCGCGGGGCTTGTTGCTGGCGACGTTTGGAGCAATGCCGGCGTCTTAACCGTAGTTTAATCAGGGATAAATCATGGCATTTCAAAAAACAATCACACGAAGCGACTCCGGCGTTAGCGCAAATTACTGGCGACTGGCTGGCGTGTTTATCGACCCCGTCGCGAAGCTTACGCGCCTCGTCTTGGCCGGCTACGTGTCCGCCGATATCCGGCAGAAAGCGAACGGGCAGCCGGTCGACACTCGCGAATTCAATCTGACGCCCGCACAGTTCGCGGCGTTGGCTTCCGCTTCCGCCCAAGGCGTGACGACGTTTGACGTGATCGCCGCGGCCTGCTACGGTCACATGGCGGCGGCGAAGCGTAGCGTGCCTCCCGGCGCAGAATTCAACCCTGAGACGCGGATCCTAACGATCCCCTCGACGGGCGAGACCATTCTCGAAGCCGATATTGATTTCGACCCCGACGACAATCCTCGCTGGATCCCGTCCGAATTTGCCGAGGCTAAAAACGTATGAAGACCCTCACCGCTCTACTATTCGCGCTCTTTCTCACCTCATGCGCGACCACTATCGAAACCCACGGCAAGTGGCACAAAGGCGGCACTGCCGAAGTTCAAGTGCATCAAACCCTGCCGGACGGCGCTTGGGATTGGCAGCATACGGAAACCCGAACCGTTCCCGCGTATTCGTGGTACGAGAAAAAGAATCACGAAACTAAGCCCTGCATGTCGTCCCTGTTGGTTCTCGACCAAGGCCGCAAGGGAACCGTACAGTTTTATTGGGGCGATGACTGCCAGGTAAGCCCTGCCGATATCGCCGCACTGAGTAACGAGCATTACATAAAAGGCACGCTCGACTCACAGGAAGCCAAGATGATGAAAACGCTCGGCCTGAGTTTCGGCGCGGACGTTGGAACCACGATGTTTTGCCAGGCCAAGGGCTTCCGAGAGGGTAACAAGCTATTAGGCGCAGGAAATCCGGCTACCTTACTCGCCTCAATCGCCGCGCCTTACGCCTTGTTCTACGTGTCAGCAGCCAATACGCCGGTCTATCACTCGATGCACCTGAAACCAAAAGAGCTATACGGCGTGTCCGGGCTTCGATTCGCGGCGGCTGCTCGTAACCTTATTGTCTGTTTATAAAGGACGTCATCATGCCCTGGCTTGCTAGTCTTATCGCTAAACATGGTTTAATTCGCGTCATTGGTGCCGGCGTTCTATTGCTTGCCGTACTCTGGTTCGCCGGCGTGCTGGGCCTTACTAAGTTCAAAGCCTGGTATTACGAGGGCAAAGCCGACCGGCTCGCCGTCAAGCTCGAGACGTCCCGCGCCGAGACTAAGGTCGCGCGTAAGGACGAGAAACAGGTCGAGCGCGCCGGCGAGATTACCGCCGACACGATCGCCGCCCAGGACAATCGCGCGGCCGCTACCGAGGCCGCCACAACTAAAACCGTCGAGGTTATCCGTGAACGTATTAAAATTCAGCCTGTTGTTATTCCTGCCCCTGATGATCCTATCGTGCGCGACGCCGTCGCCCAAGCACGTAAGCGCGCCGAAACCGCCCAAGATCGACTGCGCGGAGCGTCGGGCGACTGACCCCGTACCGGCACCGCCGGCAGGCACCGATTGGCGCCTATGGGCGGCCGCGTGGGCCGAGGCGTTAGGATGGGGCGAGGGTCACGTAAACGCGCGGGCCGCGACGGCGGACTGTCTGGACGCGCACCGTAAGGCCGGCGATATTCGCTAAAACGGTATGTCGTCATAAAATTGGAGTTCGACGCCGCGCGCGGGGACCTCGTGCCTCCGCAAAAACTCGGCGAGTCGAACCTTCGCCTCGTTGCACCGGTCGAGCGCCTCCTGCAACCCTTCAACATAGTGCGGACTGCCCGGCATAGGGCACGCGCCGCGACACTGGGCCCAGTCGTCCCCTGATTCCGCGCGGCACTTGTCGCAGACGGTCACTTGCAATACTCCTTGTCTAGATGGCCCGCCGCGCACGCTTGGGCGATACGCTTGTTACTGTCGGCCCTAAGCGCCTCGTAATCCGTGGTCAACTTCCCGAGGCGCTTAGCGCGCTCCTCGCTGCGAAAGTATTGGACGTGCCCGGGGATTATTTCCGAGGGCTCGGAGGGCACCGAGACGAGGTTACTCTCGGGCGACCGATCGGGAGCGAAAAGGATCAAGACGACAAACGCCGCCCACAGTACCCAAACGGCGACGATGGCGGCGAGCAGCGCAAAAAATAATTTCATTTTTCAGACCTCGTAATAATACCGGCGGGGCGTCCGCCCGTGGGGGTTCGGATGCAATAAAAGCAAGTGTAATCCAAATTCACAAGCCAGCGGCTCGTATCGCGCAGTTCCACCATTTCGCGGATATGGTCGAACGTATCAATCTCGTCCTTAAACACGGCGAGCGCGAGGGCGTGGTACCGCATGAGGTTCATGCGCGCCACCCGTGCAAAGCGTAGCCGGTAGAGACGTTGAGCGATACGTGTATCGGGATTCCGAAGAGCTCGCGGGATTGAGAGGTCTCCGGCCGTTCTGCGCAGATAGCGACGAACGAGTCCGACGACATCTCAAGCCAAGCCCCCGAAGCGATGACCCGCGCAGGGCGAGCGCCGCGAAACCCGAACGCGTGGGCATTTAGGTAGTTAAAAACGCCATCGGTAACGGGGGTTTGGCTTTTCATGCGAGCAACTCCGCAGCGTCTAGCGCGTCGGCGCGCGTGTAAAGGTCGCCGCCTTGATACGCGAGGCATACACGGCGCTTTTCGGTGCGCGATAGCTTGCTCGCTTTGGCGGCGGTCATTGGCTCGCCGCCAACGCTGGAGGCGAGGGAATTGTACGCCGTGGCGACAATGGCGTTGATTTTGGCGTGCTGCATGGCGATTGCTCCGTTCGTGGGGTATGTAGTGACTCTACTCCCTATTGACGCCCCCGTCAATAGGTTATTTACGATACCGGAAACCGCGCCAAGCCCCGCCGGCCGAGATAGGCCAATCGGCCGCCCAATCTGGCAGCGCGCCCATGATGCGGACAAACTCCTCGACCGACCCGAAACCGTGCGGGACCTCGGCGACGATCTCGTCGTACACATGTAGCACGGTCTTATATCCGGCCGCCCATAGCGCCATGATGGCATGCTTTAAAATGTCGCGGCTTACCGCCTGCACGATATTCTCGACGAGCTTCGGGCCGTAGGTCGATATTCTGATCCACCCCATAGGGCCGCTTTTCGGGTTCGAGTTCCACCCCATAAACGAGAGCTCGAGGCCGCCGTGACGCGTGCTCGGGGTCAAGCGCGGGGCATGGTAGGCGAGGAGGCGGCCCGAGATCAGGCGGCAGTACAAGACGTCGCCGCGCACGAGGTACGAGGTATCGCGGTACGCGTACTCGGTGCCGGGGTTCATAACGGCCGACACGGCGGCGCCCTCGATCCCGTACAGCTCCGGCCGGTAATCAAAGTCCCAAGGGCGGCCGCGAAATTGCCCGCCCCAATACTCGACGATCGCCGGCGAGGCGGCACGCCAAGCAAGCGCCGTGTCTTTCATCTCCGACTCGGTCATAAACTCGTCGGCCCCGAACGCGATCAGCGCGCCGACCCATCCGCCGTAACCGAGCGCGAGCTCTTGAACCTTGCCTTTTTTGCGGCACGGGTGATGCTGCCCGGTTCGCTCTTTGTAGGCGATAACCTCGTCGTAATCGAGGCCGGACGTTTTCGCGCCCGACGCCTCGTAAATTTTGCCCTTATTTTTGAATAGGTCGACGCGCCATTGCTCGCCCGCTAGGCACGCGAGAACGACCGCCTCAATCGCGGTATAGTCGGCGCTGATCAGATCGCACCCAGGGCCCGCCGTGAACATGCCCCGCAAGCAAGCCGAGACGACCGCGAGCGCGTCGCCGTAGTACATTTCCAGAATGTCGAGCGATCCGAGCGCGCAAACCTCGAGCGCGTCGTTTACCGCGTCGGGGTTCCATTCGACGACCTTGCGCAGCGACAGGGCGCCGCACCAAGGGCAGCGCGCGCGATGCGTGCCGAAATGCTTGCCGCACTCGCACCGAATGACCTCGGGGCCGCTATTGGGCATATTAGTCGGTTGCGGGTTATGCCCCACGACGCGCCCAGTCCTCGCACCGTGAAAGCCGAGCATGTCCATGATCCGGCCGTCGCGGTTCGCTTTGTTACGAATCGAAAATAATTTTTTAACGCTCGCCGAC